ATCAGGGGTAATGGTTCCGCAGCCGATGTACGGATAGACCTGATCCAGCGTCTTGTTGGCGTGTTCAGAGTAGTCCTGACCGCGCTGGTGGACGTTAAAGATCGCCTCACGCATGAACGTGCGACGGGTCACGGCAATAACCGCATCACCCAACAGCATTTCTGGATGGACAGGCCGCCGCACCAGCATATCGGTGTCCATGTACAGGGCGGGTTGGGCCAGCTGCAACGCCGCAAAGGCTTGGGTGCGCCAGAGCATCAGAAACTCGGGGTCACCCGAGGTGGGATGCGCCCATGTCACACCGGATACGGTGGGCGTGACGTTATCGGTCACTTGGATGATTTCAGCACCCGGGTTGTGATGCCTGATGGATGCCACCATAGCCGTTGGCATCGTTAAATCAGGGCCAACGTGGAAGAACACGAAGGTTGACATAAGGAGAAAATACCATGTTAAAAATGAATCGGAAACGTTTAAGCCGCGTAATTTGGGAAACTATTTTTGACCACACGACGAGCCACGCCAAAATCCCGTGGGTAGAACAGCTGAATATGCTGAACGCCCTGATCCCGACCGCACAGGCACCGACTGGCAGCATTAACCTCGCAAACTTCTGGTGTTTGTACTCGGTCGCACAGATGTTCAAACCAAAAGTAGTAGCGGAAGTCGGCACTTATATCGGCAAATCCACTCTCGCCCTTGTTGCCTCGGGAGCCGAGGTGCATACCTGCGATAGCAGCAACGACATCAAGCTGCCGTTTAAGGTTAACCAGTACCCGATGAAAACAAGCGGTGAGATGTTTGAAGAAATGATGAAGCAGAAAATACGCGCTGACTTCATATTCCTAGACGGAAGGTTGCCGCCACGGGATGCTCGGCTGATTGGTGAGTTAGCCCACGCCAATACGGTTGTGGCGCTAGATGACTTTGAGGGGGTTGAAAAGGGCGTGGCGAACGCACAGCTTTTCACCTACCAAGGCGCGGTGCTGGTGTACCCGGCTGAAAAAGACTTGTTGGAAAAGCACGGCATCCCAGATGAGGCAAATTTAGCGTTGATTTTGCCGCATACTGTCATCCAGTTGACTAGCCAATAGCACCAAACTACCATGCCCGAGGGAGGCTCTATGTCGCACAAAGACGCCGCAGAATTCGTTGGGGTGTTGCTGCATAGCAGCACGGCAGCGCATTTTTTGCATTTGCAAACAGCCAGTTACGCCGCCCACAAAGCCCTCGGGCATTACTACGAGAACATCGTAGATTTGGCTGATAAGTACGCCGAGGCGTATCAAGGGCATCACGGCATCATCCCGTTGGACGATTATCCAGACGGGTTTAAGGTGCAAAAAGACGCAGCCGCTTACGCCGACAGCCTGCTGACGTTTGTAAAGGGCATTCGGGGCGACCTGCCGAAAGACACCGACTTGCAGAACATCATTGACGAGATTGTGGGCGAGATCGCCTCCCTTTCGTACAAGCTGGAGCGTTTCAAATAGTGCAAATAGAACAAATCGGGATCGCTACCCTGATCCCGTTTGCTAAAAACAGCCGCACACATAGCGACGCACAGGTAGCCCAGATCGCGGCAAGTATCCGTGAGTTTGGGTTTACAAATCCCGTATTGGTAGACGAGGCCAACGGCATCATTGCCGGTCACGGTCGCGTACTGGCCGCCCGCAAGTTAAAACTAACCGAAGTCCCCTGCATTCGGCTTGCTCACCTGACGGACGCCCAAAAGCGGGCTTACGTCATTGCCGACAACAAGCTTGCCCTCAATGCCGGCTGGGATGAGGCTATGCTCAAACTGGAGTTGGCCGACCTAAAGGCGTTGGACTTTGACCTAAACCTTACCGGCTTTAATACGGACGAAATTGACGCCCTATTAGCCGAAAAGGGAACGGAGGGGTTAACTGACCCCGACGATACGCCAGAGCCGCCCGTGGAGCCTGTCACGCGCCTTGGCGATGTGTGGGTATGCGGCCAGCACCGGGTAATGTGTGGAAGCGCAACATCCGTTGATGACGTTCAACGGTTGATGGCAGGAGCGTCGCCCGATTTGATTCATACCGATCCCCCGTATGGCATGAACGCGGTAACGAAAAGTTCCGTTTTGAAAGAGCGATATAAGACAGACATTATTGGCGATGACAACGCGGAAACCGCCAAAGACGCATTTCGGTTGATATTTGGGTTGTACCCAGACGCCAAGCACATCTGGTGGGGCGCAAACTATTATGCCTCCGCATTGCCTGACAGCGAATGCTGGCTGGTATGGGACAAAAATAATGGGCAAAGCGACCAAACCGATTGCGAGTTGGCATGGGCAAATTTCCGAAGCGTCGTGCGCCAATTTACGCAAGCCAGCGAAAAAAAGAACCGAGTGCATCCAACGCAAAAGCCGGTCGCGTTGATGGAATGGATTATTAAGCGGTTTAAGATTTCGGCCACAACGATTGCCGACTTCTTCGGCGGGTCAGGATCAACCCTAATCGCAGCCGAAAAAAATCAAATTACTGGATATATCATGGAGTTAGATCCAGTATTTGTGGACGTAATTGTAAAACGGTGGGAAAACTTTACCGGCCAAAAGGCCGTGCTGGAATCTACTGGCAAACCGTTTAAGGCCGCAGCATGAGACGCAAGGAAACGCGCATTAGCGAACGCACGGGTCAACCCAAGCAAGGCAACCAAGGGGAGGGCGGCGGTCGGCCCCGTTTTGAGATTGATTACGAGGCGGTGAAAAAGCTGGCGGGCATCCAATGTACGCAGGCCGAGATTGCCGCGTGGCTCGGGTGCAGCGTAGATACGTTGCTGCGCGACGAGAAGTTTTGCGAAATCTATAAAAGCGGTTTGGAAAACGGAAAGATGTCGCTGCGTCGCCACCAATGGAGGGCGTTAGAGGCGGGTAACACCACTATGTTAGTGTGGCTCGGAAAGCAGTACCTCGGGCAGCGCGATAAAAACGAAATCACTGGTGCTGATGGCAAGGATTTGGTCATCACATGGCTGCCGCCCCAGTAGTTATACCCTACGCGCCACGTAGGATGTTCATGCCGTTCCATGAGCGCACCCAACGGTGGGCGTGTCTGGTAGCTCACCGAAGAGCTGGGAAAACTGTTGCAGCAGTAAACGACATTATCCGGTCGGCTATGTTTGCCCGAAGCTCAAACCCGTTGTACGGCTACTGCGCCCCGTACCGCTCGCAAGCCAAGTCGGTCGCATGGGACTACTTTAAGTTTTACGCCGCCCCCGTCACCCGTGACGTAAACGAATCCGAATTAACGGTGGAATTAGTGAACGGCGCGAAGATCAGGCTGTTTGGCGCTGACAACGCTGACGCGATGCGCGGGCTTGGTTTTGATGGCATTTACATGGACGAATACGGTGATTTTAAGCCGAGCGTATTTGGAAACGTCATTCGTCCTGCCCTGTCAGACAAGCAGGGGTGGGCTGTGTTTGGCGGTACGCCCAAGGGAAAGAACCAGTTTTGGGAGATTTACGAAACCGCCACTCGTCTCCCTAGCGAGTGGTTCCTGTTGCGCCTGCCCGCCACATCCAGCGGGATTCTCCCGGCGACCGAGCTAGCCGCCGCCAGAGCGCAGTTGGCCGAGGATCAGTACCTACAGGAGTACGAGTGCAGCTTTGAGGCTGCGATCCTCGGTGCTTTTTTCGGCAAGGAAATGCGAGAGGCAGAGCAGCAGGGACGCATCTGCCAAGTGCCATACGACACCAATTACCCCGTGTACACCGCGTGGGACTTGGGCTATCGGGACGACACCGCCATTTGGTTCTACCAAATTGGGCGCGGGGAAATCCGCGTCATAGACTTCCACGCTGTCTCTGGCGCTGACATCTACGACATTGCAGACACCGTGATGTCAAAGCCGTACCGCTACGCCAAACACTACTTACCGCATGACGCCCGCGCTAAGAGCTTGCAGACGGGCAAGAGCATTATTGAGCAGCTGGCTACGCACCTAGATGTCGCCAAGCTGGCCGTGGTTCCTGACATTGGAGTGCAAAGCGGCATCCAAGCGGTGCGTATGATTCTGCCGCGTGTGTGGTTTGACGGCGAGAAGTGCCGCGAGGGCATTGAGGCGTTGCGTCAGTATCAGCGCGAGTACGACGAAGATAAGAAAGCCTACAGGCAGTCACCACGCCACGATTGGACAAGCCACCCTAGTGACGCATTTCGTATGCTTGCGGTATCATACGCAGAACAGGCTGACAAGACCCCGACCCTTGAGCCTAAACCGCTGATCGTCGGGCCAGAGAACACAGTAACTCTTAACGATATGTGGGCGGTTCACGACCGCCAAGGCTCTCGGAGGGCAAGGATATGACCGCGATTAGTCCGACTCGGAACAATTACGTTGCCATCGCCGCGACGAGCAGCAGCACGTTTGGCACCGTTGGCGCGTATCTGCACAGCGTCGTCGTCAACGTGCAGACCAACACAGAAGCCACCTGCATCGTTAGCGATAACGGCGTCACCCTCGTCAGCATCCCGGCCACGCAGGCCGCTGGCGTGTATGTGATCCCGCTGGAAGTTGGCACCAAGGGCGCAATCACCGCACTCTGCTCGGGCAACTCCAACTGCCGCGTCGTCGGCCTGTTCAGCGACTATGTCTAAACCCGGGCTATACGCCGCAATCCTCGCCAAGCAGGAGCGCATCAAGGCTGGCTCTGGCGAGCGTATGAAGCGCCCCGGCGAAGCAGGACGCCCTAGCGCCGCTGACTTCAAGCAAGCCGCCAAAACGGCAAAGAAGGAAAACAAGTGAGCGCAGCGTGGCAGCGTAAGGCAGGCAAGAACCCGAAAGGCGGCTTAAACGCCGCTGGTCGTGCCTCCTACAAAGCCGAGACGGGTGGCACGTTAAAGCCCCCAGTAAAAGCTGGCGACAACCCCCGCCGCGCCTCGTTCCTCGCCCGCATGGGCAATATGCCGGGGCCGATGGAAAAGAACGGCGAGCCTACGCGCTTGGCTCTTGCCCTCAAGGCATGGGGCGCAGGCAGCAAGGCAGAGGCCAAGGCAAAAGCCAAGGCAATCAGCAGTCGTAACGAGAGGAAAGCCTGATGGACGTATTGGTACAGCCGGAACTGAACAAGTACCTCCGCATCATTGGGCAGTACGACAACGAATTTGCCAAGTGGACAGCGCGTACCAAGAAGATCATCAAGCGTTACCGCGACGATACCCGTGGGCAGACGCTGACCGAATCCGCAAAGTTCAACATTCTCTGGTCAAACGTGCAGACGCTACGCCCTGCCGTCTACGCCAAACTTCCCAAAGCTGACATTGGCCGCCGCTTTGGTGACAACGACCCCGTTGGCCGCGTCGCAGGACAACTGCTAGAACGCGCCATTGACTTTGAAATTGAGCATTACCCCGATTACCGCTCAACCATGTCTTACTGCGTAGAGGATCGGTTCCTCGGTGGACGCGGCACGGCATGGGTACGTTACGAACCGCACACCGCCCCCATCGGCATTGAGGATGACGGCGTATCGGTTACCGGCGACATTGAGCAGGGCGAGGGCGCACCGCCGCAGATGGAGCGCATAGAGTACGAATGCGCCCCGGTGGATTACGTCCATTGGCGTGATTTTGGTCACAGCACCGCCCGCACATGGGAAGAAGTCGGACAGGTATGGCGCTGGGTTTACATGACCCGCGAGGCGCTCGTAGAGCGGTTTGGCGAGGAAATGGCGGCCAAGATACCGCTAGACCAAGGCCCAGAGCCGCTGAACGCTTACAACGAGAACAAGCGTCTTTATAACCGCGCAAAGATTTGTGAACTGTGGGACAAGGAAACCCAGAAGGTTTACTGGTTCTCCAAGGGTATGCCGCAGATCATTGATGTGCGTGACGACCCGCTCGGCCTTGAGGGTTTCTACCCTTGCCCGCGCCCGCTGTACGCCACGACGACTAGCGACACGCTCGTACCCGTTCCCGACTTTGTGCTGTACCAAGATCAGGCAATGGAGTTGGACATCCTCTCCGACCGCATTGACGGCTTGGTGAAATCGCTACGTGTACGTGGCGTATACGACGCCAGCCAGCCTGCCCTGCAACGCCTAATGACGGAGGGCGACAACAATGCACTTATACCAGTTGATAAGTGGATGGCTTTCAGCGAGAAGGGCGGCCTTAAAGGCAGCATTGACCTTCTCCCGCTGGACACGCTCGCCAACGCCCTCCTCAACTGCTATCGCGCCCGAGAGGACATCAAGAGCCAAATCTACGAAATCACGGGCATTGCAGACATCATCCGAGGTGTCTCGGCAGCCAGCGAAACGGCCACGGCGCAGCAAATCAAAGGTCAGTACGCAGGATTAAGATTGCGCTCTATGCAGGAGGAGGTGGCGATGTTTGCCGCCGAACTCATCCGGCTGAAAGCACAGGTTATGTGTATGCACTACCAGCCAGAGACGATTCTGGCGTATGCCGCTGCCGAGCAGATGACCCCAGCGGATCAACAATTGATCCCGCAGGCGCTGGAACTGATCCGTAACAAGCCGTTGCGTAGCTTCCGCATTGACATTGCCTCCGACTCGCTTGTGATGCTGGATGAAAACCAGAACAAGCAGGATCGGCTGCAATTCTTACAGGCGTTTGGTGGGTTCCTCGCCCAAGCACTCCCGGTTGGTCAGGCGTCACCCGAGATGGTGCCGATGATGATGGAGTTGCTGCGCTTTGGTATGCAGGCGTTTAAGGC